GACCACATCAATGGTGTCAAAATTGACAACAGGGCTTGCAATCTGAGAGAGGCTACAAATTCTCAAAATGGCAAAAACTTAAAGTTGTCAAAAGCCAATAAAACTGGAATTGCTGGAGTTTGCTGGAGTGAACGCTATCAAAACTACAGGGCTTATATTAAAGTTGAGCACAAGCAAAAATATCTTGGGACTTTTAAGACAATTGAAGACGCTGCAAAAGCAAGAAATGACGCTGAAGATTTGTATTTTGGCGAATGGAAAAGGAACAAAACATGACATAAAAAATTTGCGTTTATGCAATCAGTAAAAATGAATCTCAATTCATGCAGAGGTTTTGCGACTCTGCAAAAGAGGCCGATCTTATTTTGATTGCAGATACAGGCTCTACCGATGACACGGTGAAATTGGCTGTTGAGTGTGGGGCTAAAGTCCATGACATATGTATCACGCCGTGGCGTTTTGACTTGGCCCGTAATGCGGCTTTGGCTTTGATTCCAAGAGACATTGATGTTTGCATTTCGCTTGACCTTGACGAGGTTTTAGAACCCGGATGGCGTGAGGAAATTGAACGAGTTTGGACAGAAAACACTACCCGACTGCGCTACAAGTTTGATTGGGGTAGCGGCATCAGCTTTTTTTACGAGAAGATTCACCATCGTCATGGCTACAGGTGGTGGCATAGTGTCCATGAGTACCCAAGACCTGATGGACGCATCAACGAGGTTTACGCACACACTGACATGTTGTTGGTCACGCACTTGCCTGACAACACAAAGTCGCGTGGGCAATACATGCCACTGCTGGAGCTGGCTGTTAAAGAAGACCCGCACTGCCCTCGTAACGCCTTCTATCATGCCCGTGAGTTGACGTTCTACGCCCGGTGGGATGAAGCCATTACGGCGCTGAACAAGTACCTTTCCATGCCAGAGGCAACATGGGTCAATGAACGGGCTTATGCGATGCGCTTGTTGGGTAAGTCGTATTCGGAAAAAGGCAACGCTACAGAGGCTTTAAAGTGGTTTCGCTTGGCTGTTGCTGAAGCGCCGGGAACCCGTGAGCCTTGGGTTGAGTTGTCGGCTCAGTGCTACAGGCTCAGTATGTGGGCTGAAAGCTATGCGGCGGCAAAGTCTGCCTTGCAGATTACTGACAAACAGGCTGTCTACACAATGGACCCGTCTGTCTGGACGGAGAAGCCATACGATTACGCCAGCATTGCAGCGTGGAACCTTGGGTTAAAGGATGAGGCTGTGCAGCTTTGCCATAAGGCTTTACAATTGGCCCCGCAAGACAGCCGCATTGAGCGCAATCTACACTACATGACAACAGGCGAGTTCCCAAAAACCTTTGACCATGTAGTAACCCATGAACACGATTGACGCAACTGATGCAAGGCTGTCCACCCATGAACAGGTCTGCGCCTTTCGCTATGAGCAAATTAATGCTCGTTTGAAGCGTCTTGAAGGCGTAATCATCAAAGCTGCTGGCGTGATGATTATGTCAATGGGGGGCGTAATCTTTTCAGCCATCTGGTTGACAAAATGAAAGACTTTGCCGAGGCACTTGTTGCAGCAATTTTGATTGTCTGCATAGTTGTCTGGACGGCAAAAACTTTGTTTGAGGTGCTGCGATGATTGCGGAACTTGCAGCAGCCAATGCCGCCATAGCTGTAATCAAAGCGGCTATTGCCAATGGCAAGGAATTGTCTCAGCTTGGGTCCAAAGTTTTTGATTACTTTGACAACGAAGCAGCCATTCAAGAGAAGTTAACCAAAAACGGTGGCGCATCTGACTCGGCAGAATTTAATGCGATGGAGCAACTGCGCCAGCAAAAAGAACATTTGCGTGAGGCAATGGTTTACGCTGGTCGCCCCGGTCTTTGGGATGATTGGGTTGCGTTTCAAGCCCAAGCTGCAAGACGAAGGCGTGAACAAAAAGAAGCTGAAGCAAGGCGAATTGCTTTGCGTAAGAAAAGGGCAGAACAGCTTGTTGAGTATGTTGCGGTTGGGATTGCAACGGCAATTGTTTTCATGTTAATTGTCTACGGCATCATTTTGTACATGAGGCATCTGCGATGAGCGAGAGCAAAGAGTCTGCGCTCGACAAGGTGCTTGGCTATGTGGACAGCCCGTTCAAGCTGTTTGCCATCCTTGTGATGGGCATCGTGGCCTTTGTTGGCTACTTCCTGTGGCAGAACCAAGAGTTCATGCGTGATGCCTACCGCGAGTCAAAGAAGCTGCCCGAGATAAACACCAGCAGGGTTGATGAAACCTCTGCCATGCTGTTCAAGAAGACGGGCGCAGCTACCGTGGCTGTGTTTAAGGTCAACCCATTGTTCAACAGTCGGGTGCTGTACAAGGCATACACCAAGGATGGCCGGGACAAAAGCATTGAGGACATCGATGTCGGGTTGTTCTCACAGAATGCTGGCAACAACAACGATGTGATCGCCTTGATGACCAACCAAATTCCCTGCTCAGAATACCGATACGCCCAATCAGAAGTTGGCCTGTGGTACATCGAAAAAGGCGTGGGCTTTACTTGCCGAGTAAGTGTTCCACCAGACAGCCATCGCTTTGTTGGGCAGATCACAGTGGGCTGGCCTCAACAGCCTGAGAGCCTAGAGCAAGTCAAATTCATGCTGGAGATTGCCAGCGCAATGCTAACCAAACGAGGGAATTGATATGGATTGGCTTAAACAAATTGCACCGACTATCGCCACAGCAATGGGTGGCCCATTGGCTGGAATGGCTGTATCAGCTATTTCCAAAGCCATTGGTGTTGACCCAGATAAAGTCAGTGACATGATTGCTGGAAACAAACTGTCAGCAGAACAGATTGCACAGGTCAAGATCGCTGAGATTGAACTTCAGAAACAGGCGCAAGAACTTGGTCTGAACTTTGAGAAACTTGAAGTTGAAGACCGAAAGTCAGCACGGGAAATGCAAGCGACAACTCGTAGCCTGATGCCACCAATTCTTGCTGGCGCTGTGACCATTGGATTCTTTGGCATTTTGGTGATGATGTTCATTGGCAAAGTGGACAGTAGCAACCCCGCAATCTTGATGATGCTTGGTTCACTTGGCACGGCATGGACGGGCATCATTGCTTACTATTTTGGATCATCCGCTGGATCACAAGCTAAGACTGACCTGTTGTCAAAAGCACCAGCAATCAAATAAGGAACAGAAATGAAAGCGAACTTTGAGGCCGCATTAAAGGCAATCTTGCATCACGAAGGCGGCTACGTTCATCATCCCGCTGATCCGGGTGGTATGACCAACCTTGGCGTAACCAAGCGGGTTTGGGAAGAATGGGTAGGCCATGAGGTTGACGAAAAAGCAATGCGTAACCTGACACCCGAGATTGTTGGCCCAATGTACAAGGTGAAGTATTGGGACAAGATCAAAGGCGATGAGTTGCCAACAGGCGTTGACTACGTTGTCTTTGATGCTGCTGTGAACAGTGGCCCCGGTCGTGCTGCAAAGTGGTTGCAAGCCTGTGTTGGCGTTGAGCCTGATGGCGGCATTGGCCCTAAGACATTGGCCGCTGTAGCCGCTGTGGATGCAAGCCAGTTAGTTGAAGACTATGCAAAGCGCCGCTTGTCCTTCTTGATGGATTTGCAGACATGGGACACCTTTGGCAAGGGGTGGGGCCGAAGGGTTGCAGAGGTTCAAAAAACTGGCTTGGACATGGCCTAAGTTTTGTACTGCAATTCAAGCAGCAATTCAAGGTAGTGGATTGCTTTTTGGATGTCAGCAGCGCCGTTCTTTTCTTTATGGCGGGTAACGTATTTGATTACGTTGCCTTCACAAAATCCAAGATTGTTGGCGTGGATGTAGACGATAGGCTGGATGCCTTTGTCTTTGTAGTGGTTGCCTGACACTTGTTTATCAAGAGCAGAGACTGTGGTTCTGCATCCAGACTTCAAACAAGTGGCTACTGTTTCACAAGTATCGCAAAGCATCACGACTCCTTGACGAACACACCATCAGGGCGAAGGTAACCTTTACGGTCCTTGATTTCCTGGTACGCCCCCTTATAGCAACTGACTAGGTCAATGTCCATGATGGCACAGATCATTGTCAGCACGACCATGCAGTCACCAACAGCGTCTTTGACCTCTGGCATGTTGTTCTCTTCAATGGCAAGAATCAATTCATCCAGCTCTTCTTGAAGCTTCACCTTGGCCTGAGTGTGAGCATTGCCGTTCTGGACAATGCCTCTGGCCTCACCCCATTGGATGACTTTCATTTCTACGTTTGCAAAGCTCATTTGATAACCTTCATAACTCGTTGTGATCGTCCAGAAGAAGATTTGCGTCTTTCTCCAGTGTCTTCAATAAATCCTTTGCGGATTAATGGGGCAAAACGTGGACTAATTGTTTGGACTCCATGATTTGGGAAGTGAACCATTAATTCATCTGAAGTGCAGCCATCTGGATACTTGGATATAGCCTCGTATACCATTTGCTCAAGCTTGGTTGAATCTACTTTTTCAGCAGCATCCATGCTTGTGTCTGGATCTGTTGTCCTGACCATCATCTTTGGCTCAGAACCAAAGAATTTATCAACTGCTTCTGATTTTTGGCCGAAAGCGGATGCTGGTTACTTGTTCTAGGCAGGGACCACAAAAAGACACCAGACGCAGCGAGTAGGCCAACTTATAACAAGGTTAGTGGAGTTATCAGATTCCACTAACTTTCCAAATATTTAAAGGAATGAAATGATGAGTGAAATTCTCAAAAATATGAAACAGTCAGTTGATAAATTCTTTGGTTCTGAGCCAAAGATGATGGTTAGGACAACAGATCCAGACACAAGCATGGATGCTGCTGAAAAAGTAGATTCAACCAAGCTTGAGCAAATGGTATACGAGGCTATTTCCAAGTATCCAAATGGCTGCACTTCAGATGAATTAATGGTTCACTTCCCAAATCATGGAGTCCAAACAATTAGTCCACGTTTTGCCCCATTGATCCGCAAAGGATTTATTGAAGACACTGGAGAAAGACGCAAATCTTCTTCTGGGCGATCACAACGAGTTATGAAGGTTATCAAATGAGCTTTGCAAACGTAGAAATGAAAGTCATCCAATGGGGTGAGGCCAGAGGCATTGTTCAAAACGGCAATGCTCACACTCAGGCCAAGGTAAAGCTTCAAGAAGAGCTGGAAGAGTTGATTCTTGCCATTGAAGAGAACAACATGCCAGAGGTCAAAGACGCTGTTGGTGACTGCATGGTAGTGCTGACAATGATCTGTGCCATCATGGACATTGACCTAGTCAGTTGCTACAAGGGGGCATACGAGGAAATCAAGGACCGTAAGGGTTATCTTCGCCCCGATGGTGTGTTCGTCAAGGAGTCGTGATGCTTTGCGATACTTGTGACACAGTAGCCACTTGTTTGAAGTCTGGATGCAGAACCACAGTCTCCGCTCTTGATAAACAAGTATCAGGCAACCACTACAAAGATAAAGGCATCCAGCCGATCATCTACATCCATGCAAACAACCTTGGATTTTGTGAAGGCAACGTAGTGAAATACGTTACTAGGTGGAAAGACAAAGGTGGGAAGGCTGATCTAGAAAAAGCCATCCACTACCTTCAGTTGCTCATTCAGCTAGAAACAGAGCAATCTCGGACTGACGGCGTTTCAATAACCCCGGCAAAACCCGACCACCACCCTTAGTCCACATCATAAAAGCCTCAGCAGCACCCTCCCAATCGCCTCTATTAGCCTTCATACGGATAGTAGAGCGTTGGAGGTTGCCTAGACCAGCATTGAAGGCAAAGCTGACCAAAGCGTCAAAGCTGCCTTGACGGCCAACACAGCCGGGAACAAGTCGTAGAACACCACGTTCAAAAGACGCAACGTCATTAGCGAATAGTTTCTCGATCTCTTCCTTTGACCAAACACGGTTGTCCTCCGGCTTTAGTGAGTACTTCTTGCGAATCACAATGTTGGGCTTGTCAGTGACAACAGGCAACCGAATCTGATCTTGGTACAAGACATGACCATAACCAACTGTCCAGATGTGTGCTGGGCAAAGGTATGGCCTGTTCTTGCACCCTTCGTATCGGTGCATTAAATCAGCGCCAGCTTGACTTAGCTTCACTTCTTACCCCAGCCACGGCTTCCAAACCAAAAGCCAATGATTCCACCAAGCATTGCCATCTCGTCTTCACTGAAGATCAGGTCTGCATACTTGATCACATCATCAATACTGTTAATCAAGCCTGGGTGTTGCCACAGGTAGTAAGCCATGAAAGTGTTGATAGCCACCAACTCAAAAACAAAGATGTAGGTCACTGTAGGACGAACAGTACCCACGTAGTTAGCAACCCACTTGCTTGCCTTCTCAAGTACCTTCTCGTCATGTTTAAGAGCCGCCTCAGTCATCTGTGCTTCAGACTGCATAGCAACTTGATCTGTACGGATCTCTTCAACACGAGCTTGAGCAGCAAATCCTTGAGCAGCCAGTTGCAACTCACGGTCAGTCTGTACTTGAGCTAGTCGTAACTCATGTGCTTGGTCTGCTTTGTTCTGAAAGAATTCCAGCAGCTTAGGAAGACCAGAGATCAGTAGACCTCCAAGAGTTGAAAGTAGTGAAAGCATCAATTGCCCCTTTTGGTTAACATGGCGCTGGCAATCTCCAGCATGAATTTCACTTGCTCTAGGCTCTCAGGCTGTTGAGGCCAACCCACAGTGATCTGTCCAACAAAACGATGTGAGTCTGGTGGAACACTCACACGGCAGGTATACCCCACCCCCTTTTCGATGTACCACAGCCCAACTTCTGATTGAGCGTAGCGGTATTCTGAGCAGGGAATTTGGTTGGTCATCAAGGCAATCACATCATTGTTGTTGCCAGCATTCTGAGAGAACAACCCGACATCAATGTCTTCAATAGACTTGTCCCGACCATCCTTGGTGTATGCCTTGTAAAGCACACGGCTGTTGAACAATGGGTTGACCTTGAACACTGCTACAACAGATGCGCCAGTCTTCTTGAAAAGCATTGCAGAGGTTTCATCAACCCTGCTTGTGTTGATCTCTGGCAGCTTCTTAGATTCTTTGTAGGCATCCCGCATAAACTCTTGGTTCTGCCAAAGGAAGTAGCCAAAAAAAGCAACGATACCCATTACAAGGATGGCAAACAGCTTGAAAGGACTGTCTACATACCCAAGAACCTTATCTAGGGTGGAGTCGGCTTTATCACTCATCGCAGATACTTCATGTACAGCACGATGCCGTATACCAATAACCCCGCTAAAACGGCTGTAGCGATGCCAACAACAAGGTACTCAACAAACTGCTCTGCCTTCTTCTTACGCAAAGCAATACGGCGAATCTCGGCTTCTTTTTGCTCACGCCTACGTCTTGCAGCTTGGGCTTGAAAAGCAACCCAATCATCCCAAAGACCGGGACGACCAGCGTAAACCATTGCTTCACGCAAATGTTCTTTTTGCTGGCGGAGTTGCTCCATCGCATTAAACTCTGCCGAGTCAGAAGCTCCACCGTTTTTGGTTAGCTTCTCTTGAATGGCTGCTTCGTTGTCAAAGTAATCAAAAACCTTGGAACCAAGCTGAGACAGCTCTTTGCCATTGGCTATGGCCGCTTTGATTACAGCTATGGCTGCATTGGCTGCTGCAAGTTCTGCAATCATCGCAGCACCTCAAATAAAACTTTTGCTGTCCAGACAACTATGCCGACAATGAGAATTGCCGAGACAAAAGCCTCAGCAAAGTCTTTCATGGTTTATCGGCCTTACCGTCCAGCTTGTCAAAGATCTGTTTCAGAATTGACTTGATCTCACTGATGTCAGCACGATAGTCATCTTTGGCAACATAGGAATGTGGAAGATCATTGATCTTGTCTTCCAGCTTTTGGATTGTCCGTGTGAGATTGTTCAGCACATAAACAGCCAAGAACCCAGCAATGGATACTACGACATTGAAAAGTTGTTGGTTGTCCATGATTTATCTCCGAAATTGGGGCGGTACAGCAGCACCAGTACGACCAGCAATTTTACGGGCCATTTCTTGATCACGCCTAGCTCTTTGGGCAACTTCTGTTTGAGCGTAAGGGCTACCTAGCAAAGCGGCTGATCCCATACTTGGAACATTAGAAGAGCCTTCGCCAGCAGAAGACGGACTCAATGCTTGTTTAATTTGAGCAATAAATGGAAGGTAGTCGGTAGCAAGGTCAGCAGCCTGTATAGCAGCACTACCGTAATTGCCTTGTTGAGCAGCATTTACAATGCTTGGGGCAGCAAACAAAGTTCCGGCCACACCAGCAACCTTAACGCCTTTACCAAAATCTGTATTTTTTGCAAAAGTTCCAAATTCAGAAGGTATTTTTTGAGCTTGACGAGCATCACGACCAAGCAATGTTTCAGGTATTTGACTTTGAAGTTGTTGAAAGTATTGTTTTGTCAGATTAGAAACTTCTGTGTTTAATTGATTTTTACCTGGACCTGCTTGTCCAAATGGTTTTCCTTCATTAAACAAGTCACGAGCATAAGCACGGTTTTCTAACCCAAGAATGTTGCCTAATGAGCGGTCAAGGTTTCCAACATCAGGACGGAATTCAAAGCCAGGCGGTATTTCAGCCAAAGACTTAAATGTGCTTTTGTCGGGATAGACAGGCTTGTCAATTTCTTTGGCAATTGTCTGTTGAATTGCTTGTTTAACATCACCCTTGGAAGCTACTGCCTCACTTATCCCGTAAGTCGGAACAGGTGCAGGAGGAATGTTGCCAGCAGGAGCAACAGGGCCAGGTGAAAATTGAGGAGGAACATCAGGGCCAGATGGCATTCCGGGAGCAGGAGTTTTACCTGCAAAAGCAGCGTCCAACTCAGCCGTAGTCATGGGAGTTGGTGCAACATTTGGTTTTGAAGTACGAGCCTGAATGTCTTCAAGAGTTGCTTTGGTTTGGTCCAAAGGATTTGCATTTGGAGTAGTTACTGGAGTTGTGTCAGCAAAAGACTCAAACCCAATAGGTTCAATCCTTATAGGAGCATCTGGAGCCTTAGACATAAACCGCTCTTTGACGGTTTTGTAGACCTTGGGTGCAGCATATGTAGTCAATGCGCCAAGCAAAGCCGCTCCAGTAACCAATGCAGGAGTTGATGTTAAAACTCCTTCCATTGTCATGGGGTTTGTTGTTGCATCTTTTTTGCTATTCTCTTCAAAGCTTTTGACTACTGCCGCTCTTTTTGCATCAGCTTCTGCTTGAAATTTTTCAGCAGTTTCAGGGCCGCTGCTAATTGCAGAAGGAGAAACAGAACCAGTAGGAGCTTGTGCGCCTGAAATTAAACGCAAAGTTTCTTCTGGCAGACTTTTTAGATCGCCAGAAGCAATGGATCTAAGCTCTTCATCAGAAAGTTTGTTAAGGTCTAATGACATGTTACTTACCTTTTTGATTCGCGCTGTTTCAATATGGCGGCAGCTTGCTCGGCCAGTGTACCGCGACCACCAACATTAGAGGAGGAAGCTTTTGGAGGAGCAACAGGGGTGGATGATTTTTCTGGCTGTTTTTCTGGCTGTGATTGTTTTGCAGAACGGTTTGTATAGTCTGCCTCAACGATCTGTTGAATTTTGTCAGAGTAATTTTTGCGGATGTCTTTGAAAATGTCTTTGTTTACAAAGTTGGCCCCAATAGTTCCAGGCACAGGCAATGTTTTTGCATTGTCATACACGCCAGCAGTCTCTTCAAAGTAAGGAGCATATGCGTTGATCATGTCCCGGTTTTGACGCATCGTTTCAAGTTGCACCATAAATTGAGACTGTGGGTCAGCAAAAGTCACAGACGTTGGCAAAGAGATGAAAGATGGCTTGCCGTACTTATCAATAGTCTTTGTAAATTCAGAACCGATCTCGTTACTCAACGTAAGAGCGGCCCTCATTTGTTGAACAATTTTTGCTTGCTCTTCTTTTGGCTTTCCAGCAATCGCTGCTTTAAAACTTGCTGAGGTTAATAAGCTTTCCAAATTCGATGTAGTGTTCTTGGAAGTTTCAGATGCAAGACTTGCACTGTCTGTTTGCTGTTTTAAGCCATCTGTGCTAACCCGAACTGAGTTGTCTTTTGACACCAAGTACTTGCCGTCAATTGAAAAAGTTTCGCCAAGATATTTATTGGGAATTCCAAGTTTTGCAGCAAGAGTAGAGTCAATTTTTTGGCCTCTGCCAGCAGAAGCGTTCTCTTGGATTTGATTCAGGTAGGTTGATGAATCAGATTTTGTGCTTGATTGACCCTGTGCGGTAGACAATGTCCCCACATAGTTGGAATACACATCAGCAGGAAGGCCAAACTTTACGTTAGATACAAGTTTGTCAAGCGTGTCTACTTTGCCGTTGAGGCCGTTTAGTGCCGTGAACAACGCTCTGTTAGTGACTTTTTCATCGCTAAACGCTTGGTTATATTTGGCTCGGTTTTGCTCAAGGTTTTTGCCAGCAAGAGTTCGGTCAAAGTCAGTAACGCTACCGCCACGCTGAGAATACTCTTCAGGCGTAAGCAACCGATTCAACCCACGGTCAAAGTAGCTTTGTGGCTGACCAAGAGCATTGGCCCGTACCTCAATAATGTTGCCGTTGTCTTTGGCAAACTCAACAGAAGTTTTAACCTGACCACCTGTTGCCAAGTTGAAGGCAGCTTCTTTGTTGCCCATCATGAAGGCAATCAAAGCTTGGCCGTACAAAGGCTGTTCAGTGACGTTACGCAAAGCATTGGCAGCGGCAAGATTTCGCTCACCATCAGTTTTTGCTTTTTCAATAGGGGTAATTAACGTCTTGAACTCAAACCCACGGTTTTGAATGTCTTGAGCCGTTGAAACAAGGGCACGACCAGCGTCAGTGTCTGTACCCATCTTGGTTGCAACATTAAGCAAGCCACCCACGTTCCTTGTTTGAAGGTCTTGGTTGCCTTGGTTTTTTAGTTGATCAGCCTCCACTACAGCACTTGCGTAGACAGGAACTGCTGGGGCTTCAGGTTGTGGCGTTTCTTGCATGATGTTTATCCCATTCCGAAAAGTTGACCAGCAATCTTTTGCAGCTTGCCGTAGCCTGGAATTTTTTGATAGTCATTGCCAGACACAGCAAACTGATTGCTTGCATCAGGGGCTGATGGATTGAAATCAGTAGGGTTTGTGACATCTACTGACGATTGAGGACGAAACGTGCCATCAAGAATTTGTTGTCCAGCATTTGCAGGAGGTGGTGGTGGCAAAGTATTGAATTGAACGTTTGATGGAGCGTCTTGGCCCAATGGAGTTACTTGAACACCAGTAGCCGGAGGAACAGGTGCTATTGGAGCTTGTGGCTGTTGAAAAGACATAGGGGAAACTGGCATTGGGTTTGAACCCCAAACGCCATCAGCATTCACCCCAGTAGACCCAGATGTAATTGGTGGAACTGAGCCAGCAGGTTTGTTGTTAAAAGAAAACCCGCCTTTGTTGTCAGACTTGATGCCTAGATTGTCCAAAGCATCAATAGCGCCAGACTTTTGCAATCCATAAAGCATAAGGCCAGTTTTGGCCGCTTGTCCAATTTGTCCCAAGGGGCTTTGCCCCATGTACTTGCGAGGATCTCCAAAACTCAAGCCAAAAGGTGATTCTGCTGCCATGATGTTTCCTTAGAAGCCAAAGCCCTTGCTGCTTGTTTTCTGACCCTGAGTGCCTTGGAAGCTTGGGGTAGTAGATGCCTGTGGCGTACCGTAGATGATGGATGCGTATTTAGACAAAGTGTCTTGTGGCGCACCAGCATACCCAATACGACTTGCAGCAGACTGTTGAGCAGCAGACAAGCCAGCCTGACCAGCACCCAACAAAGACTCAGAAGCACGTTGACGCTGACCTTCAATGCCAGCAGATGTCTGAGCAGCCACAGAACCCATACGTTGTTCAGCAAGGGAGGCCAAGTTGCGGGATGCCAAAGCTTGACGGGATGAGCCTAGACCACCAGTGCCGCCAAACAAAGCAGCTTGAGAACCCATTTGCTCACGAATCTCTTCACGAGCGGGTTGCAAAGAAGCTTGAATTTGTTCGTTCTTGTACTGAGGGCTAAACAGGTTTGAAAGACCTTGCAGACCTTGAACATAAGACTGAGCGCCACCAGCTTCTTGCAAAGCACCAGCACGGC